CGTCATGTGGCATCCGGTCGGCAACCGAGTGCGCATCGAACTCAAAAGCCGCGCCTGGCGCGAGCGCTGGAAGCGCATCGCACGGATGGGTTGATGGCCGCCAAAAGGCCGAAGAACCCGCGCACCCGCGGCTCTGCGGCCGCGTACGCCACGCCCAAGACCGAGCGCGACAAGCTCTTCTGCAAGAAGTGGCTCGAGCACTTCGACAAGGAACGCGCGTACGCCGAGGCGGGGTTCAAGGCCACGCCGCGGGGCCTGCGCATTCAAGCCACCCGCAAGTTGAACCGCTTCGCCGAATACCTGCGGCCGTTTCAAGAGGCGAAGGCTGCGGAGGTCGCGAAAACCATCCTGATGGACGATGAGGCGATCTTAAAGGCCATGGCGCGCAAGGCCGTGTTCGACCCTGGGGACTACGTCGAGAAGGCCACCGAACCTGCGCTCGAGGTGGTGAGTGAAGGCAAGCGGAAGGTCACGCGGGTGCGCACGTGGGAGGGCAAAGTTATCTATGCCGAGCGCATGAAACCGTTCCATGAGCTGACGCCCGAGCAGCGCATGACGGTCGAGATCCTAGGGATTGTCGATGACCAGGTGGAGTATCGGCTGCCAACCACCCGCGAGCAGCTGACCGCGCAGGTCAACATCGGGCGCCAGTTCGGCATGTTCTTGGACAAACTGATCATTGAGCGCAGCCAATCGCGGGGCGCGCATCAGAACCTATCCTTGGCTAATGTACCGACGCCTGAGTTGCAGGACATTACCCTGAAACTTCTGCCGTACGTCGGCCAGGAATTCGCCAGCCGCTTAGGCTTCACCTTGGAGGACATTGAGCGCGCCAAGCGCCGCGTCGTTGCAACGCAACCTAAGACGGATTGACAGCGCCTGTCAGTCTCTCCAAAGTCGCTTCCTGTCACAGGTCCGCCTACACGCTACACCTCACAGGGAGTCCCCGATGCCGAATCCGTCCGATTACGAGGCCGAAATGAGCCACCCGGTGCATCGGCCCGGGATGGAAAAAGTGGTGAATCGTCAGCACGCCGCCGATGACCCGAGAGACGCCGCCGGCAATCGCTTGGGCAGCCGCCCGAGACCCTCCCCGCCCACCCGCTCTGCCTTCGGCGCCGACTCAAGTTCGTCGCCCGCGCCCACGCCCGCTGCGGCGCCGCCGCCGGCGGATAATTCATCCACTCCCGCCGAATCCCCGGTGTCCGGCATCGGCGGGCGGGAGCGCGAAGCGCAGATCATGGACTACGTGGACAAGGCGGCCGGCGCCGGCTGACGCCATGCTCGACCCATCGACACTCGATGATGAAGCGCGCTTCAAGCTTGCGCTCATGACCATCATCGACCAGGACCTGCGCGAGCGCTTCCGCACCGTGGAGGACGCTGCCGAGTACGCAGATGTCGATCGCTTCCGCCTGCACCGCATCCGGGCCGGCCGCTACGATCAGTTCTCGGTGTCCTGGCTCTTCAAACTCGCGCGCGCGGCCAAGGTGCGCATCCGTATCAACATCGATCCTGGGCCGAAGTTGAACCGCTCGCGCTGAAGTGACCTCACACCCCCAGGCGGGAGCCTGAGATGCACGAACTGCTGCGCGCCCAAGAAGCCGTGCGTCCCCGCGCCGAGCTCACCGTGGCGCAAGTCCAGAAGTACCTGACCGAGGTCGCGGCGGAGGAGCGCAGGCGGTCGCTGCGCACCTTCTGCCAACGCGCTTGGCAGCAGCTCCTTCCAACGGCGTCCATCTGGTCATGGCACATGGACGCCATCTGCGAGCACTTGGCCTTCGTGTCCTTGGCTGAGATTCGCTATTTGATGCTGCAGGTGCCCCCTCGCTGTTCGAAAACCATGTTGGCCTCCGTTCTGTGGCCCGCGTGGCATTGGCTGCACAACGCCGGCGAGCAGTTCCTCTGCGCTTCGGTCGACGATCAACTCGCGCGCTCCTCAGCGCTTTTATCGAGGCGCTTGATTGAGAGTCCTTGGTACCAAGAGCAGTGGCCCGGCGAGATCACACTCTACGATGACGAAAACACCCAAGGGATGTACCGCAATACCAAGGGCGGCTACCGGATGATCGCCTCGCTCCAAGGGCGTATCACCGGCGTTGGAGGCACGATCCTTCAGGTCGATGATCCGCACGACGCCAAGAAAGTCGAGTCGGACGCCGTGCGCCACGCGGCCATCGCTTGGCACGACAACGCGTGGCGTTCGCGGGTGAACGACTGGAACACGGTGCGCAAGGTCTACATCGGACAGCGCACCCACGACATGGACATCTTCGGCCACGTGCTCGGGCAGGAGGGTAAGCGCTGGTGTGTCGTGACGCTCCCCATGGAGTATGACCCCAAGCGCCGCTGCATCACCTACCGGAACGATGGCTCCGGCCCAAAAACCAGTTTACCGCCCATCTTCATGGATCCGCGCACCGAGGAGCGCGAGGTGTTGGATCCGAAGCGCATGTCAGCGGCCACGTTCAATGCCGAAAAGGCGGTGGTCTCGGAAGCCGCGTGGCAGGCGCAGTACAACCAAAACCCCGCCGGCGCCGGCGGGCTCATCCTGAAGCGCCATTGGTGGCGTCCGTGGATCGAACCCGAATGGCGGGCGCGCGCCGGTGTCGAGCGCCTCATGCCGCGCTTCGATCAAATAATCCAAGTCTGGGACACGGCGCTCGAGGAGAAGGAGCAGGACGATTTCTGGGCCTGCACCACGTGGGGCACGTTCAGCTACACGGAGCAGTACATGGACCCGAACTTGGGCCGGCCGGTGAACGGCTCGACGCGCACCTGCGCGATGCTGCTCGATGCCGTGAAGGAGCGCTACAGCTACCCGGACGGGCGGGCGAAAGCCATCGAATTGAACCAACAGTTCGAACCCCACCTGATCCTGATCGAAAAGAAGGTGAGCGGCCATGCGCTCATCCAAGAGCTGCGCAAGAAAAATCTCCCGGTGAAGGGCGTCAAATTATCCGGCTCGGGCGGCGGCGGGCGTGAGGGTGATCTGGTGGCGCGCGCAAATGCCGCCTCGCTCATGCTTGAGAAGGGTTGCATCTGGTATCCGCCGCGGGCCTTTGCCTACGCCGTGATCGATGAATGCGCCAAGTTCCCATTGGGCGATCACGACGACTACGTGAGCTCGTGCGCCATGGCATGGATGTACCTCAGAAGATTTTGGGACTTGGAGTTGCCCGACGATGAGCGCGACGACGTCAGCCCGTGGACGTGGAAGCAGCGGCCAAAGAAGCGCTATGCTTAAGGGCGTTCAAATACCACGCGGGGGGCTGCTTTGCACAACTTGCGCGCACCATGCGCAGTTCGGATTTGATCGCATGCCAGCCGAACCAGAAAAAGGCCTCGTCCTGGCGTGCGTCCGAAATCCAATCGATGCCGCCCGCCCGCACCACGCCCAACGGCGTGCCGTGGTGCCGGATCTCATAGCGAACGCAGTGTGGCTTCCCGTACATTGAAGCACTTAAGCACAGGTGCTCACCCATTGCCAGTAATTGGCACGCGCGACAGCGGGTCGAAATTCCGATAGATTCGCCGCTCTCATGAGCGACGGTAAAGAGTTTCGAGAGGTTCTGCTGCGCAGGCTCGAGTCGTTGATCGAGCGCGTGGTGCTGCGGGTGCTCGCCGGGCTCCTGCTCCCCGATTCCCCGCCCCGCGCTCCCCGCTTGACCGGTACATTCACGCAAGGAGACCCCGCCATGTCCTCGACCGTTTTGACTGCCACACTGCCCACCCTGCGCACCGATGGGACCGCGCTCGCGCCCACCGATATCGCCTCGATCACCTTCCAGAAAGTCCCTGCGGGCGCGACCGCAGGGACGATCCTCACCACCAACGGCGCGAGCGGCGGTGCGGGCCTCGCCCCCGAGCAGATCAGCTTCACCGATACCAGCGCCGCCGTGGGCGATGTGTACACGGCGTTCGTCACCGACGTCGAGGGGAACGTGGGTCCGCCTTCGAACACCTTTACCAATGCGGCCGTGTCCCCGCCGCCGGCTTTGGCGCCGCCGGCCGCACCCGGCCTGTCCGGCACCTTCAGCCCGTAAGGGTTGGCGAGAATTCACGCCGTGCAAGCATCCGGCGTGATCTTAAGGGCCGTCCGGGGGCATACTCCGGGCGGCCTTTTTTGCGTTTTGTAGTTCTTTCAATCGGAGACGCCCATGACCCGCACGCTCCTGACCATGGCCGCATTGCTGGGATTCTCACCATTGACATGGGGTCAGTCGGTGCCGCTCCCCGCGCCGAACGTGGTTGCGTTTGGCGCCCCGGGCAAGGCGGTCGTTCAGGGCGGCTACGATGGCTTGGGCTTCGCCTACGATTCGGCGCTTCTACCGAGCGGCGGGGTGGTCACGGTCGGCACCGTGTCCTTCACGCTCGGAGCCGCCAACGTCGCCGCTGCGGCTTCGAGTGTAACCATCACTCTGCCGGCGGTGAGCGCGACCTCGATTGCGCTGCTGGGCTCCGCGGTCAATGGCAATCAGACCGCGCAGAAGATGATCATCACCTACTCGGACGGTACCAGCACGGTCGCGACCCAGTCCTTCAGCGATTGGTACACCCCGCAGCAGTACTCGGGCGAGGCGAACGCGCTCACGCTCGCCTCGCGGGTCAATTCGACCGGAGGCCTGCAGACACAGACCGGTGGTTACCACATCTACGAGTATTCGATCGCGACGAATGCCGCGAAGACCTTGAAGAGCTTGACGCTGCCGAAGAATCGCAACGTCGTGATCCTGGCGCTCGACGCGATTCCTGCGGCCGCCGCGCCCTCCGTGTCGCTGACCTGGAGCGCCGTGACCATCTCGACCACCGGCATCGCGCTCCCCACGCCCGTGACCTACAACGTTTATCGCGCCGCGACGCCGGTGCACGCCACCGTGATGACGAAGCTCGCCTCCGGAATTGCGACGCCCGCCTACACGGACCTCGCCGTGACCGTGGGGGCGACCTACTATTACGCCGTGACCGCGACGTGTCCCGGATGCGTCGAGTCCGCGCAGTCGGCCGTGGTCGCAGGCACCGTCGAGCAGCCACCAACGCCCAATCAGCCGCTTGCGCCTGCGGGGCTCACGTTCCACTAACTCTTGCGGGTGAGGTTCATACCATGCTTATCCGGTTAAGACCCATAAAAAGCTTGCGCAGCGCCACGATGTCGACAATCACGGCTCACTGCTCGAAGGCGGGAGCGCAGGCGTCTGGAAATTCCTTACTCATCGAATTTCCCCGTTTGTTATGAAGCCGTGCCAGTGCCCCGAATTGCTGGCGTCCACCGACGGCGAAAGAGTCAGCGTGTCGAAGTCCTCTCCGGTGCGGTTCCACCAGTGGACCGGGAGAATCTCGCCGGTGTTGGGATTCGGCGCATCAGGCAGTCGCCACAAATTCAGCGGTACGATGTTTTTCGGGTCAATGAACGGGCGAAAGAAAACGACCAGCCGCTGATCGTTGCAGTGCGGGCACTGGAATCCCACGCCAATATGCGCGGAGCCTTCCGGTACGCTGATTCCGACCCACCTTGGCCGCAATTCGGTCAGCCTCATGGTGGCTTCTCGCGGCCTTTCATGGCCGCTTGCAATAGCCTGATCGTCTCGAATGGCATCTCCAATGTGATGCCGGTGGCCGACGCCACGAAGGGCGTGCGCTTCACTACTTGCTCAATCGCCGCCTCAAGCTCGGCAATTCGGTTCAACGCATTGACACAGCCGACGCAGCCTAGCTGCGCTTTCGTTTCCGCAGTATATGGAATCGCGTTGTCAGCGATCTGGTGAACCTTGTACATGCGCTCGTCGCCATCCTCGTCGTCCCCAATGAACTGCTCAGAGAAGTCGGCTATCTCGTGCAGCGCCGTCTCAAGTTCGGCGACGCGAGCCACGAGCTTGCTGTCCGCCGCCGTACGCAACCGCTCACGCACATGTTCATCGCAGAATACGCAGCCGTTCCAGGCGGCGATCCCCTCGCGGTCACAGTCATCGTGTTGGCACCGACTCATTGCGGCAATTCCTCCGTCCAGGTGTGGCCGCAGTTCGGGCATTGCATCGAGACGATATCCCCGCCCGGCCAGCCGTCGCGCTGTTCACCGACCTCGTGCGCGCCGTGATGACGGACGGGCGTTCCCTTCGCTGGCGTCCACGGATCGTCCTTGGTGCAGTTCACGAGATCGTTTGTGATGACCATGCTCATGATGGCTCACCTTCCCGGTCCTGTGCGTCACTCAAAGATGAGCATCGCGCGATGCGTTTCCCGAGCCACGCCATCACCGGGACCGCCATCGAATTTCCCAGCGCCTTGTAGCGCGGCCCGTCTTTCGCCACTTTGCCACGATATTTGACAGCCGTGTAATCGGTCTCAAAATCGACCACGGCGCTAAAGGAATTGGCGGGTTTCGTTCTTTCCTGAATGCACGAAGCGATGGCATTCAGCACAAAGGAGCGTGAGGTTTGATCGCTCCAATCGAAGCGCCGCATGTCGCGCCCACGATTTGATGTGGTGTACCTGATGGCCTCGGCCTGCGCGCCGCTGACAGCGCTCGCAAACCCCGCGCTCTCTTGCCCAAACATCGCGGCAAGCCAGTTTCCACGGGCCGGAAGCGTAAAATTCAGCGTGCTGGGAAGTAATACCGCCTTTCCATTGCGGGCTTTCTGCTCCACTCCTTGCCATAGAGCTACAAGCGCGTGAGCAAAACCGTCTCGTGGCATAAACAGGTGAGACCATTTTGGATTTGCCGCATTGTCGGCAGATAAGCGCCACTTTCCTTGACTGTGTAGCGCGACTAGCTTTGGCGCGAAGCCGATCCGCACATGCAGGGCTACAAGCGAGTCGTGCAAAAACCGGTCGTTCTGCAAACGGAAATCCGCAGGCCATACTTCGTCTGCGGCATGCAAGGCATTGCTTGGCAAACTGCGACATTGCAGCACCACAGTCACAGAGGTTTTTTGAGGGTCTAAGCACCCACTGATGAGAACTCGATCAATGACTGTTGGGAAGCCTTGAAGTCGCTCGCATTCGCGCGGGGTGAGGCGGCGCACGGACATGGCTTGTGAGACAAGCGTTTCGACCGTATCAACATCAGT